CTCTTGTCTTAAGTTCTTCAAGATACTCTTCTTTTGTATTTGTGTCAAGAGCAAGTCTTGCAAGATTAATAGTATTAACCTTAACAGAACCAACCTTTAATGCAGTACCACCGATAGAGTTAAAGTAACCGAGGTCACGAATATCGCTCTTAAGGCGGCAACAGTTAGAAAGACTTGAAACATTATCATCAATGAAGAAGTTAGAATCAGACCACTTCATATTATGGCTAATAGCCCACTCAGCAAATTCTTCATCTAAGAACTTACCGTCTTTTCTAATCATAGAGATAGAAGAAACAGGGAAGGTGAATATATTCTCTTTTCTGATTTCAGCCATTTCTTCCATATACATTTTCTGGAAGTCCATAATACCATCCAAATGGTCATACATGGCTTCACCATTAGGAAATTCTGAACCACCAAAAAGTGCCATAAGATATTCCCTATCGAAAACAGAAGTATTTGTAAAAGCGGATTGCTGACCATCCCTTACACAAGGCTGGTTAACAGCATATATAAATCTCTGAATATTCTGTTTTGCATACGCTTCAAACTGGTCCATACCAAGATATGCCACATTCCAATCCTGTTTCCAAAAATAATACATATAAGGAATAAGATTAGGAAGACCTACTGCGCCGGAGGTTCTATTACTTGCAAAATTAATAAACTCTTTTACAAAGTCAACAAAGGTAGTTAAATGCTTTGGAGGCTTCGCATTAAAAGTGTCTCCAAGGAAGTATAAACCTTTTTCAGCAAGTAGTTTTAAATCATAAGCAAAACAATATGGCTTAAATGTAGCAGTATCACCATCATGCATATAGATTTCACCAATCCACTCACGACGAAGCCAATCGTTAGCTGCCTTGAAGCCATAAGCTTTCTGCATTTCATAATAAATCTTCTGAAGAGCCATAACCTTTCTGTGTGGTTTTGGCATTTCTGAAAGTAATGTTACAATGTCCTTGCGGCGCACATTACTATTTGCGTCAATTGAACTATCAGCAACTACATCTTCACCGATAAAATTCTCCATGAAGTAACCATAAGAAAGCTGGTCATCATCAACGCCGTTGAGGGCTGCCATTTGTGTGCTATACTCCTCAACCAATCTGTTCCACTGTGTGGTAAAATTCTTATTATTTTTACCAATCTAACTTACTCTGTAGCTCATTTAATCTGCTCACCTGCCCATTTCATTGCTTTATTAAAGTCCATGTACTCGATACCAAAGTTATCATAATCATTGCCAAGAACTGGCACCATATCTGTACCGATAGCTTCACAGGCTTTCATAATTTCGTCCATGTCGTCAATTACATCGTATTCAATTCCTGCGGCATCAAGTCTTTTCGCAAGAATCTTACAGCGGGGACAACCCGTAGAATAGAGTTTTGTTACTGCCATACTCCTTCACTCCTTTTTATTTTATATTTTTATTATACCATATCCAACAAAAAAGTCAAGATTTGGTAATTATAAAGTAAAAATCAGATAGAAAGACTCTAATGATTTGAAATCATTCGAGGCGAACCATCTGATTTTATAAGAATTATTTTCTTGGTATATCCATCCCCTTCTCGTCAAAGTAATGACCTTCAATATAGAGAGATGTATTATATGATTTAGCACGAAGTTTACCCATAACTGCACATCTGTCGACATACTCATTCCATTCTACGTTGTTATGTCCTTTTACCTTTACAAAGTCAACTTCACAAAAATTATTCTTTAAGGCGGCAATTCTTGTATCTATTTCCTTAATTATATCAACATTCTCAATAGGCTCATGTTTCTTTCCTCTTGTCCAGTCATTAGCTTTCCAGCTTTTTATCCAACTAGTAAATATGTTGATACAATATGCAGAGTCAGAGTAAATATTAATTTTCTCACCAGCTACCTTCATAAACATAAGTTTTTTGAGAGCGTGATTAATAGCCTGAAGTTCCATGCGATTATTAGTAGTTTCTGGTACACCGCCATAAGCAGACATAATTACTTCTCCACTTTCATCGAGCATTACAAATGCAAAGCCACCAGCTTCACGTACATACTCACCATTAACTTTTCTCATTGTCGCAGCCCCATCGCTGTATATTTTAAAACTCAATTACTTCTTCCTCCTCTTTAATTTTCTTAGGCAAATCTTCTTCATTCTCATAACATTGGATTGAATTTAATTCAATTCCTTCACTGAAAAAGTGGAAATATTTCTTATCATTCAAATTCCAGCTTAAAATTTCAGGTAATTTTTCTCTGATAATGTTAAGACGTAACAATTCCAATTCCAGTCTTTTTCCGCCAAAGACTTCCTTAGCATCCATTTCCAAATAATCCAGATAATCAGTTATATAGTCATAGGCTAACTGCGGCGTTGAGAAGGTTCCTTTTATATTAGGGTCGCAGTAAAAATGTATTTCCGATAAAACAAGTATTTTCTTCATTTAAAATCTCCTCTCAATTCA